TTCTCGGCGCGTGCGACCTGTTCTAAAAACGTCATCTTATCCCCCTGCTAAACCCATTGATCGTACAAAGATATGACAACCGTACCTGCGCCATTGCTCTCGACAATTGCAGGCGTGAGGCCCTCGACCATAGGTAGCCAACCCTGTACCGTGTGGCCGCTGCCAAGCGCAAAATAGGCATAGGCATTGACGCCATTGAGCGTTACGGTCTGTGCACCGCAATCGATGGTCAGCACCTGCCCGGCCGCCAGCGTGCCCGTGTAGCGCAGGTCGATACCTGCATGTAGCGCCTTGATTGCCAGTGACGTGATAGCCCCGGCGGCGGTGACCGTAATGATCGCATCCGTCACCGGTACGTTTCCGCCTGCAGTCAGATTGGCGCCCACTGCGCCACCACTTACCAACGTCTTGCTGACGGTGACGGCCGTCGCCGACCGCCATGCGGCATGCGCCGTCTCAAACTCCAGATCGAGCTTGGCATACATGGCGCGCTGTTCTGCCTCGCCCCGTTCGGCGATGCGCAGCAGGCGCGCCGTCTTCCACTGCACGACGGTGGTGTCATCCCAACGCCGACGGTAAATGGTGCCCCTCACGCCCATCTTGGCGCGAATGGCATCCACCTGGCGACGCAGGTAGCCCTTTGCTGTCGCCGTGAGGATGTAGATGCCAGCGTGATCGACGATGTAGGTGCCGTCATGGCTCACCAGCAGAACATCCCCGTCTGCAGCCGCATAAATACCAGAGATCGAAAACTTGAGTGTACTGGGCAGCCTGCGCCGTGATCCGTAGACGTCGAAAGCGCCGCCGAGGCTGTCGCGCAAGGTGCTGGCCACCGGCCCGGCATCGTGCATCGCACTCGGGTTGTAGAGTGGCAATGGCACATCATCAAACTGGTAGATCTGGTAGACCGCCATCGATTACCGTAACCCTGCTGATCGCAATGCCGTGAGCAATCCATCGCGCGCCGCGAGCCCAACCCCGGTGCCGTCCGCGGCGCCCGAGATGTTGATCGTGATGTTGACCGGGCCACCGGAAGCGCCCGTCAATGCTGGCATCTGTAGATTCGGCAGCGTCCAGCCAGGCGCCCGATCGATGCCCAGGCGGACCTGCTCGACGATGGCCTCACCGCTTCTCGACAGGCCACGCAACGGGCTGTTGGCGTCGCGGGGCTCGCTGAATGGCAGCATGTTGCGCATTTCCTGTAGCCGGTCTCTGAACCAGTCAATGCCAGCGTCCCACGACGCGCGCATGCCTGCCCACAGTGCATCCAAAATTCTGCGCCCGATGCCACCCCAGTCGATGCTGGTGATCATTTGGCCAATCTCACGGAAGACGCGCTCAAAGAAAATTCTCCAGTCGTTCAGGATTCCGCGAATTGTGGCGCCGGCGCCGTCGAAATCACCTGTCATTAACTGCAGGGCCGCCTGCAAAATGTTCAGGATCGTTTTGAACTGGGTGTCCCAAAATGCTGTCATCCACCCGAACAGGGTTTCGGTTATGGCAGTGATGCGTTCGCCATGTGTCTCCCAGAATGCAGTGAGTGCGCTAACAACCGTATTCACGATCTGCTGGATTCGCGGCATATTCTGATAAAACCAGCCGGACAGATAGTTCATCGGGCCGTTCACCTGGCCGTTCATCGTGGTGCCAAGAGACGTGAACCATTGTTTGGCCTGTTCGATCATCGGTCCGACCGAACTGCGGATAATCGACGAAATGGCCTCCATGGCAGGCACGACCCTGGTCGTGATAAATCCGCTGAGAGGTGGCAAAACATCTTGCGTCAGCTTGTTCAAGGTCGAAATCAATGCCAACTGGACCGGCAGCAGCGCCTGCCCGACGGTAGCGGACAAGTCCTTCCACTGCGCGTCCATGATGCGCTGTTGGTTGGCCAGACCGTCACTGGTACGCGTGAAGTCTCCCTGTGCCGTCTTGGTTTGTTCCAGGATGATGGCATAGCGCGCCTGTGCAAGCATGGCAGGCGTCAACGCATCGGCAGTAGCCGCAAGTCCCATTTCGAGCGCTTTAGCGGTGACCGATGCGGCCGTCATGTTCACGCCGAGAGACTGCATTGGCTCCGCGGATCCCAACATGCCGGCTCTGAGCTTTTCCAGGGCCTCAGTTGGGTCCATATTGTTGAAGCTGGCGAGGTCACTGGCGAGTTGCACCAGTCCCATCGACATATCAGCCGACGGTCCGGTGGCCATGCCCATCGAAACGAACAGGTTGCCGAAGCCAGAAGCCGCGTCCAGTGCACCCTGTTTACTCTGTCCGAGCGCGGTCGCAGCCGTCTCGGCCCATGCCAGAATCGCCGTCGACTGATCGCCGAAGACCACGCCCGCCTTGCTGACCGTCTCATTGAGATCGCTTGCTGCGCCAACCGAGTCGGCTATGAACTGGCCAACCCGTGCGGCCGCATCGGTAACAATGCCCGCGACACCCATGCCGATGGACAGGCCGACGCCTTGCATGACGCTTCCCAAGCGATCACCCCAGCCAGAAACGTCCTGCTCGCCTTCGTCGAGCCCCTTTTTGAGGTCTGTGTTATCCGATTTCAGGTAGGCTGTTGCGTCGGCCAGTCTAGGCATCTATTTCAACTCAACGTTCTTGATGGAAAACCCCATGAGGGCCAGATCCATGTCGTCTGCCTCATCGATCTCTCCGGCTGGCTGCGCCCCGAGCATGCGACCCAATTCATGAGCGATTAGCTGTGCCTCTAGCCGCTTGCGCCGGAACCAGGCTGCGACCAAGCGGGCTTGAATCACTGGATCCGCATTCCCCATTTCGGGATATTCTGCGAGTATCAGCTCATCTACATCGTCTCTTGCGGTTGTGGGGCTGCCCCAGTCGGTTGAGACATCCCCTTCATTCCGAAAAAAAGGGTCATGAGCGCGTTAAGCGCCTCTTCCGAGTACGCGTGCATCTCGATCCACTCGCGGTCGTCGGCGACCTTGGGCGCGTAGCCGAAGACGGCATTGAGCACGGCCAATGGATCCACGAACAGAGCCGACGTAAACGCGAACTTGACCAATCGATCTGGCGTTGGATTGCTCAGCCCGGCCGCCATGTACATCTCGGCCAGTGGTTCTACCAATGGCCTGGCTGTTTCCAACCATTTAGCATGAGGGCGGATGGGCAAACGCTCCACCTGATACGTCCGCCCTCCCAATACGATCTGAATTGAGTCCATTCAGCCTCTTATGATGTCTTCCATGCCGTCACGTTTTGGAACTCGCCGATCTGTTCTCCGGCCGTCTTGGACGTGTCGGCCAGGGCCATCACCTTCAACGGAATTCCGGCGGCGGCTTTTTTGCTGAATTCCAGCTTGCCACCCATCGTCAGCACCACCCGGTATAGGAACAGGCGCGTGACCAATCTGTTGTTCGACGCGTCCAGCTTCACAGCTTCGAAGCCAACCTGATATTCTGGCAGCAAGACATCGCCACCGAATTTGAGCGTGTCGAAGCCATGCTGGCTGGCGCCGGCCGCCACGGTAGCCACGGCACTACTAGCCGACATCGCGTAACGCAGATTGGCCGCCGTGATTTCCGCCAGCGTGACCTCCAGATCAACGGTGTCCTTGGTGACGATGCTTTTGACGATGTTCGCGATCTGTTCGACTTCCATGTCGAACGTCTCGCGATTGATAGCAACGCCCAATGGGGATGACGTGTAACCAAGATCAGTCCAACTAGCACCCCATGACGCCCCGGCCGCTACCGTCGTCTCATCAGGCAGCGCCACGCCCTTGGCCGAAATCCAGATCGACGCCGGCGCCGCCATCAAGTTCAATACACTAGGCATCTCTTACTCCCCTCCCGTTTCCCGGGAAACCAGTTAGCCGCGCACCACCACTCCGCTGTAGCGCAGCAATTGTGCCCATTCTGACACCGACGAATCGCGTGCGGTGTCCCAATCGTCTTGCACCAGGCTCAGGATGCGTGTTGTGCCGCTGGCGCCTCCCTGGCCATTGAGCGCCGCATCAGCCGCCTCTGCCAGTGCCAACGCACCATCATCGCTCGATGCGTAGCAATGAACATCGACAGTCGCTGGACTGACCGGTGCTGTGCCGTCGATTTGTTCCGCCAGGCGTGCGCCATAAACGATGAGTGGCAGCGCCGCCTTGTCTGGCGACTCATCTGGATAGATGCGCGTGCCAACGATGGCTGCCACGCCGGCGTTTCCTGCCAGCAGCGAGCGCACGATATCGCCTGCCTTGTTTGTGCTCACTTGCGGCCCTCGCTTTCCAGCCGTTCGTTGAGCGTCTCTGCCAATGCCTCAACCATCGTCTCTCTCGTGGCATCCAGCGCAGGTCCCAAGAACGGATTGCTGCTCATCCGGTTGTACCCGCTGCGCGATCTGAACTGTCCGCCAATTTTCAGCGCACGCTTACCTGTCCTGCGCAAGACGCCCTCATAATAAACTGACGCTCTCGGCGCGATCAGTCCCCGTTTGCGCCGTCCGGATTCCATCAGATGGGCGTGTGGTGCCGTGAAGCCGATCACGGCCCCGCCTTTTGGCGCCGTCTTCTCTTTGCGCCAGTAGCGACGCTTGCGATACGTAGACCTGGACCTGGTCGCCACGTAGCCGCTTTTGACCAGATTGCCCGTGCGCCCGCGCGGCACGCGCCTGTTGGCCTCACGCAGTACGACCTCGCCAGCGGCAAACATGCCTTCATCTCCCCGGCGTTCGACGATGTCCATGAATTCATCGCCGTACAGTTCGACGTCGACTCGCTGGATCCCGCGCTTCATCGACTTGCGCTTTGCCACTATAGCCCCCTACTTTCGCCAACCAACTCAGTGCAAGAGAGGACGATCATGCGCATACGGTTGTCGGGCTCGCCGATACTGTTGATCCCGAAATACCGTGTCACGCCCTGCTGTGTCCATTTCACGCGGTGTTTTGTGCTGATTGTGGTCCCCGTCGGCAGTGGCCAGCGCAGCTCTACCTGGTGTTGGGCAATCGCGATCATCTGTTCGCTCGTTGTTCGTTCGTCGCCACCAACTGTGCGCACGCGTGCGCGCAGGGCCGGTGAGTCGGTCCAGACAATCGCCTCGGCACCGCGCGTGGTTTGCGTGGCCGTTGGCGCCTGCAGGTAGACGACGTGACGCAGATCCCCGATGTTCATCCGGCCCAGCCCCAGCGGCTCTTAATCCTGGCCAGCACGTTTTGGCGCTGCGCAGCGGCTTGGCTGCTCAACGCTTCGCGGTTTTCGTAGGCAATTGCTACCAGGGCCATAATGTCCATCTTCCAATCATGGGGCACAGATGCAGCGGCGCCGTAGCCGGCCACATATTGCACGCGCACTGGCGAGTGGGCGCGCATGCTGTTGCAGGGCCACGATGCATTGGACGCCAATACGATGAGCCCGGGCGTCACGTCCGTGATAGCTACGTAATCGCTGGAATCCATTGTTTGCAGCACGTTGCTTTCATCGTAGTAGCGCACGCTGATCACCGATTGCACCGGTGGATGCCACAGGCGAATCACATTGTCTTTGGGCCATCCATCCAGCGCCAGCGTCAATGTTTGTGTGACCAGTGCCCGCGCCCCCACGTTTTGCACATCGTCGATCGCCGAATAAATCAACTGACTGATCAGTGTGTCATCGACACTGTGGTCGACGCGCAACATGGTTTTGGCTTCCGCTACCGAAACCGCCGGTTCCGCCGGCGGTGTGGTTACGATGATATTCACGGCTATTCCTCGTACCACTCAGTTACGATATTGATCGCCACGCTGCTGCCACTTACGTTTTTGCATCATTCCTCCGAATTGCTGCGTAGCGCGCAATCACTCACGCGCTACGCAGCCTAGAGCCTACTTCGCCAGCACAAACAGCGTGACCGTCACAGCGTTGCTATTTGTCACGTCTGCCTTGGCGCACAAGAACCTCGCGAACGTCTGTAGCTGCACCAGATCGCTCGCATCGGCCGCATTGCTGGCCACGACATCAAGCCCGTCGGTCATCTGCGAACCGGTGACACTCCATTGCGTGGTCACGGTCACCGTATTGACGTCCGTCTGGTCGATCTCGTATTGGGCATCGATTACACTGTACGGCCCAACGTCCACACATTCGGCAGTCGTATCGCTCGTGATCACATCGGTCGCAAACAACTCGTAGACCGCATACTCTGGCGACGCTGGCCGCGTCACCGACACCGGCGTCGGCCCGGCCGCCGGTGCTGCTAGCGCACCGCCTTGCGGCTGGACCATTACCCCAAACACCATCGCCAGCACCAGCACAACCACCGCGACGGCCATTGTCACTTTGCCTGTCATCATCGTTTACCCTTTCGCGGGGACTTCACCCCGCTGCGAATCTCGACCGGAATCAGCGCGTCTTCTGGCGTCTGGATCATTCCGCCCACCGGGCTGCTATCGACTGCCACTGCCTTGCGCAGCGCAATCAACTGCGCGCCCTGCATCGCATCGACCTCGATCACCTGACCGGGGTCAACCGCCTGTGGACCGTTCCCCACCGGCACCGCCACCGTACTGCGCAAAATCCGGATCAACATGTCAGCTCCTAACGGGCCTGGCCCCGCGGCCCTTAGTTCGTATCAGCATCCAGGCAGGCCGCAAACGACTGCGCATGCCGCAAGCCGATGTCGGTCTCCACGATGGCCGCCACGCGCACGGTGCCCGTGCGGTTGTCGGGAATATCGGCCGTGATGTCGATGACGCCCCACAAGGCGATCACCAGGTCGGCCCAGTTGCCGAAGAAGAGTGCAGACAGGTCATTGCTGCCACCCTTGGTGATGTCACCGCGCACCTGGTTAGTTGTCCATGGCGTGTAGCCATTGAGCAACCCATCGTCACTCCAGATCATGCGGCTGTCGGTGCCGCTAACCTTGGCTGTCGTTTTGAGCGCGCCGCGGGTTTTCGCATTGACCATGTAGCCGAGACGGCCCACGTCGGCATTGTCCACCGAGACCTCAGTCTCGAGCTTCACGATGTCTGCCCAGATCAGGGCGGCGCCGTTGGCGTTGATTAGGTTGGTCGCGGCACCACCGGCATGCACGGCGCCGATGCCGACCGTGGATGCGATGCCCGTCGGTGCGTTGTTCAGTCCGTCACCATGCAGTGCGGCATAGTCGACGCCGAGCTGCACTGCGGCCGCCAGATCGTCACGCACCAGCATCTCAATATCCAAGCTCGTCTGGTTGAACATCGTGCGGTAGATGTCGATGTAAGCGGATCCGGTCTTGGCCCGGAGCTGCACTGCGCCAAACGTCTGCGCCCCTTCTGCGCCTGGCGCAGATCCGTGCGCTACCCACGACAGCGCAGCGCCGGCCGTGCGCGCTGGCAGGTCGACATTGCCGACCAGGCCATCCAGTACCGTTGCGCCGGCAGCCCGCACCATCATGCGGTTGCGCAGCACATCGATAAACCCCATCTTCGCCGTCGGGATCAGATTGGCG